AACCCTTGTGTACAAGACGCAAGACCGGAAGTCAATGTCGATTCCAAAAATAATACCACAAGCCATCTATTTGGCGAGCTAGACTCGTACGTTGGATGTGGAACAAATGAAACTATTACAGTTTTTAAAAATTATGGTGATGCCTTTAGTGGACTAGCCCCGAAACTATTGTTCATGGTAGTTTCTTCTTACCTGTTGGGTATGTGTGAAGCATATTCCCCCACAGATGACGTTGTAGCAAGCTCAGTTTGTTTTTACAACGTGATGTATACGTTCTGTATGATGTGCCTTGTCGGCACTTGGATGTGGTCAACTTATCAATTCTTCATGATTTTGTGGAGTTTTGTGGCCTTTTCATCTAAAGAGTATACCAAAATGTCGCAATTTGTTCAGCAAGAGTATCAAGCCGGAAAGGTTTTTACCCAAAGTGAGTACCAATCAGGGAAGATCTTTGCAGCTGGCGAGTTTGCGCAATTCAAAATGAGTGTTTTGATGTATTTAAAATTTTGTACAGTTTTGTCAGCCGTAGGAACGTTCTGTTCTGTGGCCGGCTTGTTCAAATCAAACACTTTTACAATGCCAACTTTAGCGCCCCAAGGCTTTCGCCAAGACGTAAATAAGAGCGGTATGTTCATGACTGGACTTCTATCACTCTGCGTTCTTTGCTTAGCACCAATTTATGGAGCGGAAAAGATACTGAAAATGATCGAACCGGTCATTGGATGTCTAAAGAAAATACCCTATGCAACATGGTTAATGTCATGGGTTGGGCACTTTAAGAACGGGGAGTTCTGTTTTGATGATTTGCCACAATACGATGGAGACTGGAAAGAAGTCTTCGGTGGTATGGACGCTGCTGATAAAATGCAGGAGGCCATTAAGGAAATCAACAAAATGGGAGCAGCAAATTTTGCCCCCGAAAAACAACCCGGAGTTATATTCGTTAATCCAGATCAAAAGGAAAAGGAACCCATGCCGGTTTTTACGGCTAAAGAGGACCTAGTCAATCTTGACGGAGACGACGTTTATACACTTAGTGATGGAACAATTGAAATAAATTGTGAACCAGGATGCACAGAAGAACTGTGTACCCCAGAGTGTAAAGAACGACAACTTCGAGTACGAACAAAAATAAGTATCAAAATGGCTTTAAACCCAAAGCCAGCCCCCAAGATTGATCAGGATGTTGCAGCTAAGATAGCGATTGAAACGCCAAAGCCGCGTGAGTCACCAAGACCACCACCTGATCTTAGTAAAATGACGGATGTGATGAAGGAAAGACTTCTCCGCGTCAGATATGGGATTAATTTTGATAAGTCCAAATTACCTAAACCAGTTGATAAGCCATTAAGTGCCGACCAGAAGTTAGATATTTTGGAAGAAATGTGGGAAAAGACAGAGGAACAACTCCATGTAAATGAGGAGGTTGAAATTGCGAAAGCCGTAGAAGCAGCGCGTTTCATGCCCGGAGTATGTACTACCCCACAATGCTACAAAGAACATTGCTTGAAAGAACATGGTTTTTGTTTTGAAACTTTCTATACTGAACAGTTAAAGCCCTGTGCTTGTTGGATAATAGATGAAATTCTATCCACGCCAGCGGATATCATGTCCTATTTTGGATGGGACAATGGAAAGAAAGTAAAAGCAAATTATGATGAAGCGTACCATGAAACCGTAAAGGCATGTATGGCAAAGGTTGAAGTGTCTGCAGAAGACGCTGTTCGCCATTTACACAAAGAAGATATCAAGATTGAAGAAAATACTGATGATGGATTTAAAAAGACCAGAAAAGTTAAAATCAATTTGAACACTGTGTATAAATGTCAAGAAAATGCAGGTTTGGAACCCACAACATGTTATGGAGTTATTATGTGGCAGTTTGCAAAGAAACACTCAAAAGTTATCTTTAAAGGCTTACTGTTAACAATGTTAATACTCTCCGCTACGAGAGTGGCGAGTGACCCAATATCAGCTGAATCTCCCTTTGGAGAAGAGCCGATGTTATTCGCACCAACTCAAGCAAAAGGAAAAACGAACACAGTTCGAGGAGGAAATAGACCAGCAGAAACAACGCAGAAAAAACGTAAGAACGTTTGGAACGATGTTTCGCCTGGTGGATCTGAAAATAATTTGTATGCTGAGCCTGAAGCTGAAGATTTGGTGGACTCGCACCATGATTATGACCCTCGAAATTACACTGATGATGCTTTTTCCAATAGATATATGCCGAAACGAAGAATGCCTGGACAAGCTGTCAATATGCCAGCACCACGACAAGTTGATGAACACACGATTAGAAATAAAATCGCGCGATCTCGCAAAGGTGTTGTAGCTCCAGCAAAGGATATTCAAGCATTTATTGTGCAAGCAAGAGAAGTTTACTCCCGTCCAATGATGCCTCAAGCATTTAATGTGAGCGAGTTAAGTGAAGCTGTGTACAAATTCTATCGGTTTGACAATGAAGGCAAATACACATACCTGTGTACAGGTACCCACATCGGAAATAAGTTGTGGGTTGTTTTGCATTCAATGTCCGAGGATTTCTCTGTTTCATATAGAGCTGTCAATCATGTACGTGTTATTGACTTTAAAGCCTGTGAAATGAGAGTTTTTGGTGAACAATTAGCCTGTTTCCCAATGAATGGAATAAAAGCGATATTGCCTGCGAACAAGTTGAGAAAACTTGAAGACGCTGCCATCGTAACTATTCTGGGTTTTGGCCATGGATTGAAGAATTATCCTGATTCCGTAACTGGATTCGCGAGTCCCCTAGGTTGGTGTAATGCCCCAACTCGCGATGGAGATTGTACTTCACCTGTTTTAGACTGCAATGGAAATGTTGTTGGGTTTTGGACCCACGGATTAGAAGCAGCCGCCACAAGCAACGAAAGCTTCGGAAGATTTGAAAAAGTCACCGATGAGTTGATTGCCTTTGCGAAGGAAGGTCCAGCCGTGGTTCATTCCGGTCTGGATTTTCAGTTGCGCCCCCACTCCCAGTAAAAATGGCAGAGAAAGATAACGAGTTCTGGAGAAGATATCCAGACCGTTATGTGCTCGCGAATGGAGCACCGTTAATTTATCCTTCAGGGATGATTAATGCTTGTCATGAGAAATACATCGACGATGATTTCTTTGAGTTTGTGGGGGGGACAAATCGATTTCCACGTTATAGGAATAAACGTGTAATCGACCCTCAAGTAAAATGCCATATGGATCGAGAAAAGCTCGAATATGAGCCAGAGTGGGACTTGCCTGTACCAAATGTAGATGCAGCTTACAAGTCTTTAGCAAAATATGCGAAAACGTTCGTCAACATGCCCCAGCTAGAGGTTCAAAAAATGAATCTCGCATGGGAGTGGATGAGTAGACACTTTTCGCCGTATATGTGCAACTCGGTTGTGATTTCACTTGAGGAAGCTGTGCAGCATTTGGATATGACTACTGCCAGTGGATGTCCTTTTAATAAGGAGTTTGCCACCAAGCGTGAGGTTTTTGAAAAAGACCCCGCCATAATGGAATGGTTAGCTAATGATTGGAATCGTCTTGCCTGGGATAGGATGTGGACGACAATCTTTTCATCTTCTTTGAAGGAAGAGTTAAGACCCGCATTAAAAATTGTGGAAAACTCACTTCGAACTTTTACAGCTGGAGCGATTGACGCTACAGTGCATGGTACTAGACTCTTTGTAAATATGAATGAGAAAATGTATGCATCGCACTTGGTGACCGCCTCTGTGATTGGGATGACCCCGTTAAAAGGAAATTGGGAAAAACTGTACCAAAAGCTGAATGTCTTTCCAAATGGATATGCTTTGGATGAGTCCCAATATGATTCTTCGTTAAGGGAGTTCTTGATGTGGGGATGTGGAAGATTTAGATTTGAATGTTTGTGTCGAGAGGACCAAACACCGGAAAATCTACAGAGAATCCAAACCTACTACCGAAACTTGGTGAACACCTTGATTCTGTCGCCTGATGGAATTTTACTCATGAAAAAAGGAGGAAATCCGTCAGGTTCAGTAAACACTGTGACTGATAACACACTGATCTTGTATTGGATAATGTGTTACGCTTGGATCTCGCTAGCTCCTAAAGAGTATTGTACTCTCGCGGCTTTTGAAGAGCATACTGCGAAAGCGTTGCTCGGCGATGATAATACCTGGACAGTCTCAGATCTGGCTCATGGATGGTATAATGGACGATCAGTGATTGAAACGTGGAAAATAATAGGAATTACTACCACTACTGATTCATTGGAACCACGGCCAGCGTGTGAACTTGATTTCCTGTCAGCTCACACTGTTTTTCTGAGGGGTCGTGCGGTGCCCTTGTATAACCGTAACAAATTGATGCAGTCCTTGCTCTATGCGAGTCGAGATCACTTAACTCCGGAAGTTAGTTTAACCCGAGTGTGTTGTCTCCTCCAAATAGGATGGACCGATTACCCGATGCGAAAATATTGTAGGGAGCTGATCAACTTTCTTTTAGAGAAGTATGATAAAGTGCTCGCCAACGACGCTCGATGGATTATCGCGAAAACGAACATCAAAACCGACGAGTTTTATGCTAGATTAGTGCTTGGAGATGGTTTGCTTTTACAACCACAAAGCTATCAGGAGACGAATAAAGAAAAACGCCTGATAAAAGATTTTACTATGTCTTTACAAAAACAAACGAAAACTCAAAGAAAACCACGTTCACGGCGTGGTCCAGGCCCAAAGAAGGGAAAGGTTACCGTGAGAAAAACTGTTATTCAACAAAGGAAGAAACGACGAACCCGTACTCGTAAGAGAGGAGGGGCCCTTGCGGGTAAAGGATCCACCAGCATGTCATCATCCGGACGCACACGATTTTGTGTCGTCGAGGAAGATGAATATATTGGTGAGATTTACTCGAAGGATGGAACTTTGACTTCAAATTTTTTGAATCAAGCGTTTCCCTTGAATCCAGGACAATCAGCCACTTTTCCCTGGCTGTCAAAACAAGCAGCACAGTGGGAGAAGTACACTTTTGAGCGTTTAGAGTTCTATTATAAACGCGAAGTGTCTGAGTTTGCCCCTGGTGGTACCACTGGAAAGGTGATTCTTAGTGTTGATTACGACGCTTCGGATGCTCCTCCTGGAACCAAACAACAAATGGAGGATACCATACCTCATCGTGATGCAATGCCATGCGAAAATATGGTTTTGGTGCTCGACAAACGTTCGATGCACCCTTCTAACATGCCCAAATATGTTAGGCCGGGCGGACTGCCAGGTGCATCCGACATCAAGACCTTTGATGCCGGAAATTTCAATGTTGCAACTCAAGGTATAACCAATCCGAGTTTGTTGGAAGGTGTTCAAGTGGGTGAATTGCGAGTGCGTTATTGCGTTCGCTTTGAGATTCCGATTTTGGAATCCAACCTCACAGTCCCTGCAAACAACCAGGTTGCTGTCCTGTTCAGGGACGTAACCACGGATGGTTCACAAGTTGTTCCCTCAGCTGTATCAACTGTTATTAGTTGGCCTAGTACCGTTATCAATGGTATAAGCGCCTTAGTTGATCCGCTAGGAAATTTTGCACTCCCTTCTGGAAATTATCGTTTTGATGTTTCTGTTGAATGTGCATTGGCAACTAATTTCATCAACAGTCTTCAAGTCACCTTGTATTTAGGAACGAGCATGATTGGTCACGCGCATTTTGCTTACGCGACCACTGCAGCAAATTGCGACGTAATGACTGCGTCATTTTCCGCTTTTGCATCCGTTCCCAACAATGAGGGTCTTAATTTGCAAGTTCTGCAGGTTAATGGACCTTTGGCTTCTACTGTCATGTTGGTTTGGGGCCGTCTCATCATCAGCACTGTCTAAGTGTGATGAGTTGTGGGTTATCATAAAATGTGGATCAAAACCACTACCCGCGAACAATTTTGATATGAAAGTTGAGTTTGTGCACGTTTGACGGAAATGTGTAAGCGCCCTTAGTGAGGCGGCGCGATAGAAATAGTGAGTACCCTGTTTTTAAACCTCAGGAAGAAAGGTTTTCGTGTGTATGGAGTTCGCGCACGTTAAATACTAGTGTATCTACCCATGTCTTTAGAAGTTTGCATGTAAAAATAATAACTTGGAAAGTTTATTAATTGACCTATAAAATTAAACCTTAGCTCAAGGAAATGAGCCGTGGGATTCGCCTACCACGTTAAAAATTGGGGGAAACAAACTTGACTTGCAAGAAACAACAAGGGGAGTGCTCACCGAGCTACGTTACTACGTATAAAACTATCCGGACACCGCGCCATTGCTGCGACCCGGACGTTGGACTATGATTGTTCTATTGAACAAGCGACGACAACCGCTGCACACTACCGCCCCCTGTAAACACGCATCTAGAGAGTACCTAGGTGTGTTTGGCTGGCTGGCTCTGTAGCAGTACGGAACTATCTTGCGATTTCGCAAGCTCTGTTTATTTCCCACTCCCGAT